TGACGTAATAGGATTTAAGCGGGTTCAGTTCTGTATGGACATTGGATAGATCAGTTGAAAGATCGCCAAAATCACTATATATAATAAGAAGCGGCCCAAAGGCCGCCTCTTGCTACTTGCGCCAGCTGCTATAATCATAGCCGCTATAGATATTCTGCCCTGCTACTCTCAGCGTGTTCATCAGTTTGATGATATTATCTTTTTCTTCTCTTGTTTTGGCCTCCTTGTATTTTTTCTTATATACTTTAGTGATTTCCTTGCGTATATCACTTAACGCCTCTTTTGGCTTCTTACCGGCTGCGATCTTGGACTTATATATGTCCTCAGCAACCAGCGCAAATCCTTCCTTATTACCCGCCACCAATGCGTTAATCATATCTGCATTGGTATAGATGCTGGTATATGTCTCTCCCTGATCCTCTGCCTTTTCTTCCTCTTCTCCTTCGTCTCCAATATCAGCATTTTTTTTTGCTTCTTTCAGTTTTCCTTGCGCTGACTTGATCAGCTTTTGGACTTGCTCGGGATATTGGCTTTCGTAGGTTGGATCAGCTAATATCTCCTCATATATGCGCTTATACTCCTCTGGTTTTCCATCAATGCGGGCCTGTGCCGCCTGCTGAATGCGATCATCATCTTCGTAACGCTTTTTTACAATTCCATCTATGGCCGAGTTGATTTTTTCAGAATCAGCACCGGCAGCTACCATATCGGCCCTGATTGTGTCGGCCAATGAAGTATTCCCGGCTTCCTCAGCTTCCAGAATCATCTTCGCGTACATTTTACGGTTATCATCGTGGCCTATATCATATTTCTGTCGCAGCCACTTATAGTCCGCCTCTCCTCCAGCTATATTCCTCGCAGTATCGATAATTGCTCCGGCGTCTCGTGAAATCGTCCTGATCGGCACACCAAGAAGCTTGCTGGACATCTGTATAGTATAAGAAGCAACATATTGAGGAGTAAGGCTGCTGTCTCCTTCATATAATTTCCGTATTTTCAGGTAGGCATAATATAAGTCTTGATATGCCGTTGCGTCTGCTCTGGCCGGCGTAAATCCTGCAAATGTCGAAATCGCATCTCGCACATAGGGGATGTTGTTTAAAATATTCATATTGTCTTTCAGATTACCAAGAACACTCTCCTTGTATTTTTGCGTCCACGGTTTTTCTCGATCATCGTCGCGCATAGCATCTATAACCGATGCAGCCAATGCCGTTACAACATTAGTTGCAACAAATACAGCAGCAGCCCTAGCAGCTCTCGCTTTCGCACCTGGCCTATTGTTTCTTACATCTATGCTGGCACGATACAACATATCGAACGTTTTAAGCGGTTCCGCCATGAAATTTGTTGCAAGCTTATCAAGCCCATTCTTTCGCATAATCTGGGTTCTATGCAGCGTTGAATCCACTACCTGGGTTTTGTCTATAATCTCGCCGAATCTTTCCCCTACTTTTTTATAGAACTCCTCTGTATTTGGCTTTAAGTCTGGAAACTTATCTCTGCATTCATATTCGCAGGCTGACCACAGACGGTTCCAAGCTATTTTATCTCCCAACTCAGCCCCAATCATAGTTACGTTCACAAAGCGCTTCACTGCACCATCTGTTCCCATCATTATATCTTTAAGTTGGCGGCTTGTGTCCATCCGGTAGAAACCCCAATCCTTCCATTGGGCAATCGGAGAATATTTACATACCTTTTCCCACTGGCCTTTTTGGCTTATGGTGAAGGCTCCTTGCAAAAGATATTTTGGATCAATTTCCATGCTTGCTCTTATGTAAGCCGTGGGCTGTTGGATCGCAACACGAAGATTCCCGGCTACAGCGGCAGCTTTCATATTTGACAGCATTTTGTCTGCAAAACTCTTTTCCTGGTTTATGCTTCCATTCAGGTCAAGGACCAGCTTCTTGATATATTCGTTTCCAGCCTGTCCGAAGGTCCGTTCTATCTCCTGTTTGATGCTCCCCTTTCCGCTACGCATATCTCGATAGTTCCATACTTTATTGAGGTCCGACAGGGGGATTACATACGCATTATAGCTGCTCATCTGATCAACCTGCCGCGTGAATACATCAAAAATATCCTCAATAATAATTGGATTATGAGCGTGTTCCACGGTACTTTTTGTGATTCCCATATTTTTGATGGTGGACATTTGATTTATCATATCCCCCTCTTTAGTGGACAGATAATTTTTATCAACCACTATGGGAAAATAATTCTTTGCAGTATACTTCTCGTATCCATACATTTCCATGGAAACTTTATTTCCCCATTTAGCAATCTCGTCCCCCATGAATTTCTGCAAACCATCAGCGAACTTTATTTGTTCTGGCGTGAGTGTCTTAATAATATTTTGTACGTCCAGCTCCGTAACTCGTACCGGCGCAAATTGTTTGTCGATACGCCCAAGAATTACTTTTCCATTCTTGATTTGGGTTGCTATGGTTTTAGGGGCGTGCTTAATACCCCCACTCAGATCATACATATGGCTCCTGGCCTGGTTTCTTTTGTTTAACTCATATATGGACATGATTTGTGGTACGGTAAGCTCAATCGTTCCCCCTGCAACATGAAATGTTTGTGCTTCCGCTGACCGTCCCGACCACTTTCTTATATTAGCACTGGTAATTCCACATTCTTTCATCAGATTTTCCATATAGTCCTGAGCCGATTTTAAAAGCCTGGTTTTCTGATCAAGTCCAAAGCGAAGGGAATCATATGTAGATTTCATGCTATCTCCCATGGAGCTAAACATGCTTTGCGGGTCTAACATGTCATAATTCAATAACTGATTTGCCCTACCTGCGACTCCTGTATATTCCGTCTTTGGTTTCATTGTTATGAGGTCTTGGAATACACTATCTGCCAGTATACTGACTTCCCCAGACTTTTTATTGCTTTTTAAGCTATTGGCCTCAGACACAGCTTTTTTCATAGAGATTACGACTTTTTGCAGTTCCTCCAGTGAATACGCATCCAGATCATCCAGTTTTCCAACCTTTTCGACCTTATCGATTAATTCTTTCATTCGAGCGGCCATGTCTGGGTCAATCTCCATATAGGCTACTTTTCCGTCCTCTCCTTTGACCTCGCCTTCATTTTCAATGATAGCCTTAAAGGCATCATAGGACTTTCTCCATGCTTGTGTCCGCTGAGTGTCAATTCCATTATTGTTCAACTCATTTGAAGAAAAATCTATGTGGCTCAGAAAATCGGCTACATCTGCGCGCAGACTCTGGGGAATATGCTTTGTGTCAGTCGGTTTAAGCAGCCACGTTTCAAGGGCCTGGCGCTCTTTCAAAATACCTTTCTTGGCTTTTTGAGAACGAAGGCTATCACGGCGCTGCTGCAGCTGCTCACGGTACCGCTGTTGCATAGCAGCAAGAGCTTGATTCTTGCTATCCCTCAAATCTTCCATACGTCCTCTGTAATAGTCCTTGTATTCGCTTCTGGCCGCCTCTGACATGTTATTATAGGCTGTTCTCATTCTTTCGATCTCAGCATTGCTATTTTTCCACACCTCCTTGACGGCCTGATTATATTTCTGCTTGATTCCGTCCTTATATTCGTTCATTTTCTTGGTATACTCTCGTCGCACTTTTTGAACCTCTGCCGCCTTGCGATCCGCAAAGGTCGGCGGCTCTGGGCGCACCTCGAAATAGTCCATCAGGATTTCTTGACCAACGATATATGACATCTCATCCAGGTTTGCATGGTATGGGTTTTCAATTTGTTCGGTCATTGTATCGACGGCCGCAGCTACCGCCATCAACTGATCCGCCGGATGCGTGATATCAGCAGGGAATAATTCCGGATGCTGGCTGGACAGTTCTTGGTACAGGGAGTCGATGGATATTCCATCGTTTCCCATGGTCAATTTTCCGAAATATTGTCTACGGAATGTATTGTACCCTCCCATCTGTGCCAGATCGGCCTTGTCTTGGTCCGTGATTTTAATTTTAGTATCCTTTATCTGTCTCTTTAAGTCCTGGTATTGATCTGCAAATTCTGACGTTGACCGCGATTTCTTTAGCAGACTCTTGGCGATTCCCGTTGCCAGCTCCGTCACCTCTGCCCCGTCTACTTGCTCCGCGCTTCTAATATACTCATAGAGTCCGCCAATATTGCGTTTGAGCGTTTCCGGGTTATAGGTGCTGTTGTACTTCCGCAGATAATTTGTTGCGACCTTTTTCACTTCCTCTTGACGCGGTTTAGATTTTGATGTTAGTTCTAACTGTTTTTTCAGCAGGTCGTTGGCCTCCCGCAGGGTTTGATTTTCTTGCTGGAGGGCCCGGACATCGACATTATCTACATCTTCGAGCTGGAATCTTATACCTGCTTGATTTTCTGGTCCTGCCTCATTGACATTCAGCAGTTTCCCGAATATACTATAAATAGATGGAAGTGTAGTGTCGCCGCTCCGTGTATTGCCTGTTTTCAGGTCCGGGGTCTTGAACGGGACATTCGCTTCCATTTTCTGTGCATATACCTCGTGCAGATATAGCCTGTTATCGTCCAAAACCTTAACGATTGCCAATTCATAATAATCCCCCGCGTTCTTTCCGCCTTCAATATTGATTGGAGCACCAAGAATAATTGAATCGTAACCGCGATCTTTCCAGTTCTTATTATAGTGCAGGACCTTTCCCTGTTTTAACAATTCTGGTATTGCGGCAAATGTAATGGCTTTCGCCCGCCCAATTCCATGAGCAATATCATCTTTCACTGAATCCTTGGTCAAATAGATGTCCCCGACTACATCGTTATGTACCTTCCCAACAGAAGAATAATAATCCATCACTTGATCCCGAAGATTCTTTTCACCTCGGTCAAATTCTGTCCCCTTTAGGATTGCTACAGGTTCCATGTTTCTGACGGTTTCATAATTCTGTTCGATATTCTCATCCGTTACTTGATCCGGTTTTTCAAGCTTATATTTAGGCTCCGCTTTTGTTTCAGTCTCCCAGCCTGCTTTATACCGATCTCCCGCACGTTCCAACGCGTCCATCCAAATATCTCGAACCGTTTCAAGGTTCTCCAGATTCTCTTCCAGTGCTTTCGCGGCCTGGCGGGTGCTTCCGGTCTTGATAAGCTGCTTGATCGCATCAATTACGTCGGTCAACCAATCAACAATCTTCTTACCAACAATCGTATTGTTTGATACGATTTTGTTGATATATTCAGGGTCATTGAAGAAGCTCTGTGCAGCGTCCGCCACAATCTCATCCGTCAGTTCATCCCTGCTCAACTGCTGCCCGCTGCGTTCATATGCCGCTCCGTAGTTACTGAGCAGCGTTTCCAGATCAACACCTTTGGCTTCCATCAGTGCCTTGATGGTTTCGTCCTTATAACGCTGATACAGTTCGGGTGAATAATCCTTGATGTAATGCGTCAACTCATGAGAGGCCGATCCAAGGAAGTCGCTGGAGTTAATGGAGAGCGTGATCTTTCCCTTGGTGTAGGAAGCTGCTGCATTTGGGTTTTCCAGTGTATCCACAAGATCAACCTGTAGGCCCGTTGCTTTCCCGACGCTCATTGCCCAACGCTTTTGCGATTCGGTTGCACTGGGAGCAACATAACCAAGACCGCCTTCTTTGGGTGCTCCTTTGATTAATGCCGTCGGCTCATATGTATCCTTATCATATTTTATTTCTGCGTTGCGGTCACGAGCGCCCGCTGCATAAGCGGTTGAAAATCCATCCACCCCCAGGAGTACCGCGGCCTCTCTCTGATGCTCCGGCGTGATCTTCTGATCGTAGTGTCCAATATCATAAGCCCGTCCGAATGATTTTGAAAATGCAGCAATATCTGTTTCTCCATCATAGAGAGCTTCAAACGCTTTTTGCCCTTCTTTCCCGAAAATCTTGGCGTATTCTTTTACTATTCCATCCGCACTCTCTGTGGTCGGCGCATTATACGCCACGCTATCAACCTTCTGAGCTATTGGTGAAGCTTCTCTCATCTGGGCCGTTTCCGGGCTGTTCTGGCTCATTGTGGGCCTCTGCACGGGGGCGTCCGGCCGTTCTCCTCCCGACTCATGATTCTGCTGCGCAGGTGGTTCTTGGTCCTCTGCGAGGATGCTATCCAGCGCCTTTTTGCGGGCCTGTGCTCCGTAATTGAAGCTCTCAAGCTGCAACTCAAATTCTGCTTTTTCACGATTAGATATTGTTTCTTTATTGGCCTGACGGGCAGCGTATTCTTGGGCCAAGTTTTGGAGATTCACCGCTTGCTGCTGATCCTCTGCCGTTGCGTAGCTCTCAGGACGAATGTCGATACCAGCGGCCACATCACGGTAATCATGGTCTATGCTCTTTCCATATTGACTAAGTTCATAGTTTCCTAAGAGTTGTCCCCCTCCGCCCATGAGTCCACCCGATACTGCGCCGCCAGCTCCAGCCAAGGCTACATTACTTAAAAATGTACCAAAAGCCTTCTGTTTCGCCTCCTCCTCGCTCATTCCCTGGCTCTTGTAATATTCCAGTTCCAGATTGTAATTCGATAATTCACGCATAATTACTTGATCAGACACGGTATTCGCAATTTCCGTGAATACCTCTTCTGAACCTTCCGTTAAAGCCTGTTTACCGATATTTCTAAGAAAAATCCTTACTCCTTTACCGGGTGCCGCTTTCAGCGATTTTAAATTTTCGAGCGAAAATTTTTCAAAAAATGCTTCCGCTGCTGCATTTGCGGCTCCGTAGGCGATTGCTTGATTCGCCGTGCCTCCGCGCTCCGTTGCTTCTCTCGTGGCCGAAAGTCCTGCTCCTCCAGCCGCAACTCCCAAGCCCAGATACCCCATGGGTAATCTACCAATATTTTCCGCCATAGAAAGACCTGTTCCTATGGCAAAATTGCGCGCCCCCTCATTGGGAATTAAGGTTTTGAGTGTTTCATTTTCGCTCATTCCGGAGCGAATACCGGAATTTAGTATATCCGCCCCAAATGCTGGATCATTTGGGTCAATTTCCTTTTTACCCGCTACTGTTTTTGCAACAATCCACGGATAAGCACCGCTTCCCACCGTTGCAAATGCGGTATCCGCAACCGTTCCTAATATCGGATGCTCCTTACCCAATTTCTGCGCCTGAGCGGTTGCATATTCTGCGCTCCTTCTGTTTAATTCCTTGTTAATCGATTCAACATAGTTCGAGGCTGCTTTCGCCCCATATTTTGCATTGAGATAATAGTACAGGTCTTTTTCAGTGTCCGTCATATAAGTGAAGTTTGTATTCGCTGCTTTCATTACATCTCTTTTATCTTTATTGAGATAATCGATTAATCCATAATTAGCATTAAATACATTATCCTTCTCTTTTCCCGACTTTACCATCTCCGGGAAATCTGACTGTCGTTCGAGTCCATCGTATCTCACAAACTCATCGTTTTGATCATAGAATCCGACGTTTTCGAACTTTTCCCGCCTCCGCTTTTCTTCAACCTCCGGTGGAGTATATACCGCCAAGTCTTGATCATATGGAGTATTCCTCAGGGTGTAAGGTTTTCTTTTACTTTGGCTGTCTTTTGTCGCCATGTACTCTGCCGCAGTGTCCTTTGCGGATGGGCTTCCTTTCATTGCCATCTGCGACAACTGCAATCCTGTAAAGGCATTTTCAAGAACCTTGTTCCTGAAATCTGTATCCTTCAATGATGGCCGCTTATATCCCTGTGCGGCCCGTTCCTGGGCATATTCCAACGCCAGGCTGGGCATATTGTTTCCGGTCATTGCTTCATATACCCCCGCACCGATAAGGGGCAGAGTGCGCTCTCTCTCTGCCCTTTTGCGTGCGTATTCCTGCGCAAGTCCAGGAAGGTTGTTGCGAAATTCCGTCTCCACCCCTGTGCCAAATTCTGAATAGATGTGTTTTCGCTTACTGGCCGGTACATCCCCTGCATTCTTTTCAAGTGTGCTTTTACGCTTATACAATCTTGCCTTCACACTATCCGGCAATGCGTCAAACGGATCACTTTTCTGATCGACTATGCCTCTATATCGATTCTCAAACCGCCTTTTTTCGTTTTCAGATAATGCCATAACTGCCTCACTTTCTGTTCATCATGCTCATCAAGTATTTCAGCTTGTTTTCGTCCGAATAGTTGTACCCCAGATTTGGCATATTGGCCGCTTGCGCTGCTTTTACCATTTCTGGAGACATTTTATTGTCTGTTACTCCCCCGGTGCTCACCAGATTTTTGTATTCTTTATTTGCCGCGTTGATTCCGTATGTCTGCCTGACGTAATCCAGATAACGCTCGGCTTCCGTCTCTGTCAACTGGGTTGCGCTCCCACTTTTTCCTGATCCCCCTCCCCCAGACCGCGCCGCCCGCTGCTGGGCAAGGGCATATTGCAAGGCGTCCTGCTCTTTCTGGTAGTCGAACTGTTCCCTCCAGTTGCTTTGTGCCAAGGCGTCCTGGGTCTTTTGGTAGGCGTATTGCTCGGCCCACCTCATGGCATCCTGATCCGTCTGGTATTCTCCGAAGTCGTTGGCGTACTCCGTGTTATAGCGGTTACTGTAGTAATTCAGGTCGTTATAATAGTCGCCCACGGTATCGCGGTAGCGGCCATAGTCGATGCTGTCCTGGTTGTTATACATGCCGAGCTGGTTATACAATTCCTGGCCCTCATTGAGGTACTGGTTGTACACACGGTCATAGATATCCATGGTCTTGTCTCCAAGCTGGCTCAGGTATGCATCGTTGGCCTGCTGCCCGGCTGCGGTGGCGTAGGTGGAGCCATAGCCGCCTGTCATGGCGGCAGCGTTGCCCATGGTATCTCTCATGGCCTTGTTGCCCTGCTGGACGTATTGCTCCCGATACTGCTTGTACAAGTCGCTGTCGAACACCTGGCCCTGGTCGAACTGCGGGCGGTTCTGGATTGTGTTGATGATGTTCTGTATCTGCTCGTCATAGCGGCTGGAAAAGTCTCCGGGTCTCGAGTTTTCCAAGTCCTCCAGCTTGTCCGCGTAGTCATTGACGCGGTTGGACGGCGTGTACTTGTTATACTTGTAGCCTGTGATATATTCTTGTGCTGGGCTGGCTTTTTCGGATGGCCCCGCGGGGGTGATGGTGACATTATTTCCCCCGGTGGGTGCCTGGGGCTGCTGCTGTGCTGTTGATCCGCTGCGCAACGTATTAAGGAGCTGCGTGTTCTGATTGGCTGATCCGGTGTATCCGCTGATCCCGTACTGCTCCGCCAGCTTTTTGCGGTTCTTGTAGCTGCTATCTTGGCCGCGACTGGCGAGATAATCCACAATGCTTCCTACTGCCATTATTTTTCCTCCTTCTCCGGTTCTGTCGCAAGCTGTTTGGCCTTCCTCTGCCGTTTCGCTGCTTGCTTCGGCTGCTCCTCTTCTACAACTTTTCCGCTACGGACCGTCTGGCCCAGCATTGCCAGGATTGCCGCCTGCTGATCCCCGACTACCTGTATCTGTCTTAACAGGGTTTTCATGGTTGTTACTTCTGTCTCGTCATACATTACTTTCATGCTGCTGTTCCTCCTATTCTTCTTTCCAGTTCTTCTATTTCTTTCTGTTGGGCCTTAACGGCTCCTGTCAGGAGTGCCGTTAAGTTGGGGTATGGGATCGCTGCGTAGTCTCCGCTATGATCCACCAGCGGAAGGGCGGTGCCGAGTCTGTCCTGCAACTCATCCATGTCGTCTGCCACGAATCCGATTGCTCGCTCCCCGGATTCCTTGTAGACGAAGGATGATGGTTTCATCCCCAGGACCAGCGCCAGGGCCGTCTCGTCCGGTATATCCTCGATGTGCTCTTTCAGGCGTCGGTCCGATCTCTGGTAGAGTGTTTCGCAAGACACGTCTTTTGAGGCGTACAGATCGCTACAGTTGACACTTCCGTGGATATCGGCATCCCCGGCTATGCGCATGTAGTTGCTGTACAACAGGCCGTTAGTGGTAATCTGCTTACTGAACGTCGTGGACTGGATTGTTACGGTCCCATTCGGGGTAACCACGAACCGGCCATTGATATTGATGGACCCGCCGGTGATGGAGCCGGAGAACTCCGCCGATCCATCCGCACGGAGTTTGAAATTTGTGGTGTCGATGATCAAGCTTCCTGTCCGAAACGTGATTGTATCTGTGGTCATAGATATTTCTGAGCACAATTCCTCGGCGCTGACTTTCAAGTCAATCTGTCCATTCAGCACTTTTATGCTGGATTCCACATCGTCTCGTAAATTCTTGAACAACGACATGAATCCGCTCATGCTCACTTCCAGTTGGGATATGTTCTCATCGGTTTCCTGATATTTCAGCAGGGAATCAGCGGTGAAATTATCCTCCGGGTCGATGTTCTGGAAGCAATATTGCAACTGCTGATTCAACATCATGAGGTAGCTCTTGACTTTTTTCATATTGGCGTCCGTTGTTGTCACTGGACAATTAAAGTATGCCATTACATCACCATCCTTTTCAGGCGATCTATGCGCCGTTGGTTGTCCTGGATCGCTCCCGCCAGAAGCGCCGTGCAGTTCCCATATGGGATTTCTAAGTATGCCCCATTGCGGCCCACGAGCGGGAGATCATCCTGTATACGGTACACGTCCTGGGCCTCAAAACCGATGGAGGGGATTCCCGAGTCAATGAAGCGGAATGATTTCGGTTGCAACTGGCTTACGATTTTGGCGCACTTCGACTGGTTCAGGCCGGTTATGTTCTTCTTGACCCTCCGGTCCGATCTCTGGCGTACCTGGCGGCAATTAAGCTCGCCGCTGATGTATGCCTCCCCGGCGTTGATCGTGTCGGTTATGTAGATCACGTACTCCTCGTCGTTGTACACTTCTAAGTTGGCCGCGAAAATTCCGTCTGACGGGTTCAGGGTTTCGGTGATCAGCTCGTCGTCGATGTAGCAATCCCCGTTCTGGTTGACCCAGAACCTTCCATTGGCTATGTAGATGGAGCCTCCGGTTACGTTGCCCGTAAACACGGTATTGCCCGCCCGATCAAGTGTCATATTGTTGGCGTCAATCACGATCTGCTGAGATTTCAGCGTGATGGACTCCTTATAGACATCCAGGCGGGTGATCAGGGTATCCACCACCGATCCGCGGCTCACCAGCAGGTTGATTGCGTCCTCTGACTGGCGCAGGCTGGTGGTTGTGGCCGTCTCCAGGTCGTCGTACTGTATGTGCAGCTGGTCCGCGTCCCACTTGATGGTGCGGAGCATGTCGTCTCGCTCGTCAATCTTGTCCAGAACGCCGGGGCAGTTGTCCGCGAGGTCCAAATTGGACATCGTGTAACGTAGGTCCTCGTTGAAGCGGTAGAGCTTCTTCATGAGGGTTTTCACGTCCTCGTCTCCGTCTATCTGTATGGGCTTATAGACTGCCATGCAATTCACTCCCCTGTCCGATTACCTTGCCTATTGCAATCAGCGTCACGTCCCCGATCCCGTCCAGGCGGATGCGGTATCGCTGGCACCTCCCGGGTACCACGGTCATGATGTGGGTCCGGTAAGACTTGCTGCTGAAGGTATTGATCTTCTTCCAATCGGGATCATCGTCATACCGGATATAGGCATTGACCTCTGCGCCTGGCGTGATGATCATGTTGTACATCAGGCGCTTGACGTGCTTATACTCGACGCTTCCCTCAATCAGATCACCGGATTCTATGCTCCAGGGAATTGTTTCCTGGCGGCTCCCCGCAATGGTGAAGAGGTTGCCGTGCTCGTCAACGCAATACAGTTCACCCTCTCCATAGGCCATATACAGGGCGTGGAGGCTATCTTCCTTGTGCCACAGGCCCTTGCTCAGGTCATAGACGTAGAGGCCCCAGCGGCCCGCTGAGTCGCGCAGGGAGGCATAATACTTGCCGTTGTAGTGGCTTGCCGTCCCGGCGTCGAATCCCAGTCCCTTAACGGTCTCCCCGATGCTCTCCGGCTGCGCTCCGTCGAAGCTGCACACATCATCACGGCTGACATACATCAACGTCTCGTTGACAATGCAGATGGTTCCCTCGCAGCCCTTGGCAACGCCACGCATGGGCGTGGAGGTGGTCACCTGGTAGTTGCTGGGCTTGTTGCCGAACACCTTATGGATTGTGTCTCCCTTGAAGAATAGGACGTATCCCAGGTGGGATATGCAGCCGGTGAAGTCCCCGTCCGATCCCACCGTAACCGCATATGAGTCCGTGCTGATCCCCTCGAATGCCTGCCAGTTGGTGGGGTCTCCCAGCTTGGAGGCATAGATTTCGTGGTTGGCGCTTGAGCAGCCCCACAGGCGATTCTCTGACTCGCACACATAGTCCATGTCGGGGACCGTGCGCTTCAGCGTCAGGCCTGAGGCTTGCGTGAAGGTGGCCGACAGGTCCCCGATCACGACGATGGAGTTGTCCTCCTTATCCTGGATCACCGCAGTCTTGTTGAATCCCTCATTGGTGCAGCCGGATATTGTTACCGCGTCGTACCGCTGGAACGCCTTGCCGATCCCGGTGCAGGCAATTTTGACCATCGTGGAGCCTGCGGTGGTCAAGGAGAACGTGGCCGTGGCCGATTGCGTCCAGGTGACCTCCAGGGGCGTTACCGTGCCGTCTGCGGTGTTATACATGATCTTGTCCGGCCAGATCACGATATAGGCCCCGATCCCCACCATGATCTTGTCGGTGTCGGTCACGTCGGCTACGGCCTGGTCCTTGTAATACAGTTTTGTGCCATCAACGTATGCAAGGCCGTTCTTGTGGAACAGGCCGTGCGGTTTCCCCAGCGTTTTCATTATCTCACCGCGCGGGCGGCGGGTGCAGATGGCCGGGAATCGATCCGAGGACATGTTCTTCATATCGGAAAATTCGTTCTCGTTGATGACCAGATTCTTATTCAGTCCCAAGAATTGACCGATCTGTTTTCGCTGTTCCTGGGCCGCAGTGCGAAGAAATGGTAATCTCATGTCCTCACCTCCTAAAATTTCGAAAACATGGCGCGCTTCTTAGGGCGATGCTCTCGCCGGAACCACGCCGCGTATGCCTCATAGGAGGCGTTATACATTGCCACGTCGTTGTTGTAGCGCTCTGTCTCCTGGTTGCCGAAATCGATCTTGGCGTACAGATAGTTCAGGTATACGTCCTGAAATCTATCTGGAATCCGCAAAGTGCGTTCCACGTCCTGGGTGTAATCATAGGGTACGAAAGCAATATTGTTCCCATCTGCCTGGTTGATTACCTCTTCCACGGCCTGGCCCTCGATCTCGTTCACCCAGTCCGTCAGGATTCCCGTGTCATACTGCTGCCCCTTCTGTTCCACAATTTTCTCAATTAATTTCCCTAATGTCATAAGCGTCCCTCCTGTCAACCATTTTATCGGATTTTTTTGGTCGATGCCCCCACCCCATTTTGCACGCAAAAGGCAGGCCGCAATGACCTGCCAATGTGTTAGAACTCCCCTATGTACTGTGCGCCCTCCGGGGCAATGTATAATGCGCATTCCAGCGGATGTCCTGCGCGCGGTTCGAAATAATAGTCCTTGCCTCCAATTATCTGCCAATCCGTCATGGCGTAGCCATCGCCGTTGAAATAATACTTGTGGCGGTTGATCACCTGCCAGCAGGACATAAGATAGTCGCGTCCACCAGACGGTGAATAGAACCATCCATAATAGTCATAGTTCCAGCCCTTACGATATGCCGCCTGTGCTCCATACTGCAATGCCATAGCCGTGTGATGGCCCTCATACACCAACACGTCGCCCGCCTGCAAATACTGGTCGCTGGACAGATACTTGCCGTCCGCCAATATATCAAACTGGCCGGTTGCTTTCAGCGCCTTGACCATGTTACCGGTGTAGATGTCCTTACTTACCTTGACACCGGCTACGTTGGCACATACCGCGATAAGTGCACTACAATCTGTTTCGCAGGGGGTTGTTATCTTGGTGATATCCCAATCTACAGCTTTGGCCTGTGTATACAGCGTAGTACGTTGATTCTGGTCATAGCCAATATTGTCATTAGCGCAGGCATCGCGCATGGCCCGGACCATATCAGCGGCCACATATGCGCTCTTAGGGCGCAACACAACATTCCAGGGACGGTTATACCATTCTCTTACGCATACTTCCGTTCCCTTCTGGTCCCCGGCTGTTCCGCCGGTATATTTTCCATGCTCATCTGATCCAGCATGTCCTATCATGATGCTCATAAGTACCTCCTCTAAAATAATGCCCTGAGTCTCCCCAGGGCTGCTGTATACGTCCGGTATTAACCCATCCGGTGGGAGATGTTGGATCACCTCCTTCAGGTTCCCTTATCACCTGCATCGTATTCACTGTCGATCTTGTCCTTCAGGACCGCAATATATTTTCTGAGCCACTCCGGGACCGATCCCCCCATGCGTCCGGCATTCTCAATGATGGACAGCAGCTCGTTCAAAACATACCATAATGTCACCAGGAGGCCAAAGAAGGCCGTTACAGGCATTGTAATGTCCAGATATCCAGCAGCAACGGCAATCACGTAATCTACGATCATAGCCACGGCAATCACGCACAGATAGCTTACCTTCTTGATAATCCCCTTGGCTCCCTTTTTGCTGGACCAGCCGTAAGATGGATCGTTCGGGTGATCCAGGGCTTCCCGCTTGCTCGCCATCATGCCGCTGAAATAGTCGGCTACCATGGCGAATACCAGTATGCACATTACTGGGAATAAGACTCCCAGGCGATCCGAGAGATATGCCACCACTGCGGTCACGGCCCCCTGGATGGCAATTACATATTCCTTTTTCATGCCTTATACTCCTCTCCCGTAATTTCTTTGTAGTCCGCCTCCGCCAGTTTCCCGGCAGCTACCAGGGCTTTAAGGCGGTCGATATCCCATAACCTCGGATAATACTTTTTTGCCAACGCTTTCACATCCATCTTGTACCTCCTGTTATAAGTTAGTCCCGGTCATAGCGGCCAGGAAATCAATGTCCGCCCGGTTCTGCTCCACCTGAGCCTCCACATATGGCTGTGAGAGTTTCAGAAGTGCTACACGGCCATAGACAGCCTCCGTGGTAACATTTCCTTCCTCGTCGTACTGTTCCTGGCTGATCAGATAATGATCATAAGTTGCCTTAGGATCACGCAGCACCGTGTATCCGTCATACACGGCCAGCGTTCTACCATCCTCATTGATTGTCCTGATCTGTTCCGTGTTCGTCGAGTTCGAAAAAACAGTAATCAAATGTTCAAGTGTATCATCCGTCTTAAGCAGCATGTGCAGAGTCTCAGGGCTGGATGATGTACCACCAAGTACCAGCGGGTACTCATTTCCGTTTTTCAGTCTCACTTTTTCATTCATTGATTTTTCCTTTCTCCCGGATATCCGGGGCGTTGTTGGTGGATGAGTTACTACTCAATATAGTGATTTAGATGAGCATTTTATGATGTCTCCAGATGGCGTAACGGCCATACAAAGCAAATCTGGTAATA